ATCAAAGTCTTCGAACATTTCCTAAGTTCTATAAGAAATAAATAAATTTATAAATATTACATATAGTTAAGGAGTTAGTTAAATGGCTAAAGGAAAATCATTCGGAGACGTAGTTAAGTCTGTGATCTCTGAACAAACAAAGATTGAGGAGAAAGTAGAAGTTGGTGGTGGAACCACTGGGGTATCGCATACTGCAGATCCTCATGGTGGTCAAACACCAACTCGAACTGCGGATAAACGAAATAGCGAATCTATGCCCAAAGGTCAAAATCCTGGCAATACACCAATTGAAGCAACACCAACAGACAGCAATGTTAAAGCTACTGGTGATGCTTCTACTTCCAATAAAGGTTCCATTGCTGCTAAACCTAGTGCTGCTTCTAGCTCAATGAAAGAGCACATTGATGCGATCTTCCATGGGGAAGATCTATCAGAAGATTTTAGAAGCAAAGCAACTACAATCTTTGAAGCTGCAGTATCTGCTCAAGTACAAGAAGAAGTAGAAAGACTTGAAGAAGAGTATGAGCAGAAGCTCGAAGAAGATTTTAAATCTCTTACAGAAGAACTTATAGAAAAACTCGATCAGTATATGAATTATGCTGCTGAGCAATGGATGCAAGAAAATCAAGTTGCTATTGAGTCTTCTATTAAAACAGAAATCACGGAAGGCTTTATTAATGGACTCAAGTCATTGTTCCAAGAACACTATATTGAGATTCCTGAAGATAAAGTTGATGTTCTAGGTGAAATGGCTACTAAGGTTGACGAGCTCGAGGAAAAGATGAATAGTCTAGTTCAAGAGAATATCGATCTTAAGAGTCAATTGAGCGAGAACACTCGTGAAAAGATCCTCGCTGATGTATCCGAAGGCCTTGCTGCGACTCAGATTGAGAAGCTAGCAGCTTTAGCCGAAGGTGTTGACTTTGACACTCCAGAAAACTTTATGAAAAAATTGGAGATTGTTAAGGAGAACTACTTCCCTTCAGTCAATTCAACCAAGCAATTGTTTGAAGAAGTTGAAGAAGAAGCTCTAGCGTCCAACGAGGAGCAGACAAAGAAGGTAAATGTTGACCCATCAGTCAGTGCTTACGATTCAGCTTTGTCAAGAACTGTAAAAAGATAATTATTATAAATAAAAATAACCTGAATAATAACAAGGGGAAACACAAATGTATGTAACTGAAGAACTTCAAGCTAAATGGGGTCCAGTTCTTGATCACGAGGATCTACCTGGTATCAAGGATCTCCATAAGCGTAATGTAACCGCAACCGTTCTTGAAAACACAGAACGTGCGCTTAGAGAAGCCGGCAATATTGCTGGTGGCCAATTCCTTACAGAGGCACCTGTCAACGTTGCTGGTAATATGAGCAATTTTGATCCAGTTTTGATTAGTCTTGTTCGTCGTGCCATGCCTAACCTTATGGCTTACGATGTTTGCGGCGTTCAGCCAATGACTGGTCCTACAGGCCTTATCTTTGCAATGCGTGCCAAATATGCAAATAGTACTGCACTTGGTAATGAGACTTTCTATAACGAAGTCAATACAGCATTCACAACTATTAAAGGTGGTGGAGCTCAACTTGGTAACGCTCATACAGGTACTGCTGTTGGTGGTACAAATGGTAACACAGCTAACCTTCCTGCAAACGGATACAACTTTGCTGAAGGAATGTCGACAGCTGTTGCAGAAACAGTTGGTGATTCTGGTGTAGTGTTTCCAGAAATGGGCTTTTCTATTGATAAGGTTACTGTTACAGCCCGTTCACGTGCTCTAAAAGCTGAGTACACAATGGAACTCGCACAAGACTTAAAAGCTATTCATGGTCTTGATGCTGAGACAGAGCTTTCGAATATCCTCACTACTGAGATCCTTGCTGAGATCAATCGTGAAGTTGTTCGTTCTATTAACGTCGTTGCTGTCCGTGGTGCTAATACTGGTACGACAACAGCAGGTGTTTTTGATCTTGATACTGATTCTAACGGTCGTTGGATGGTTGAAAAGTTCAAAGGCTTGATGTTCCAAATTGAACGTGAAGCTAACCAAATCGCCAAAGACACTCGTAGAGGTAAGGGTAACATCATCATCTGTTCGTCTGATGTAGCTTCTGCACTTCAGATGGCTGGTGTTCTTGATTATACTCCTGCTCTCAATAGCAACAATCTCCAAGTCGATGACACTGGTAACACGTTCGCAGGTGTTCTAAATGGTAGAGTTCGCGTCTATGTTGACCCCTACGTTACTAACAACTATATGACTGTTGGTTACAAAGGTGCAAATGCATTTGATGCTGGATTGTTCTACTGTCCTTATGTTCCTCTCCAAATGGTAAGAGCAGTTGATCCTGCTAACTTTCAACCAAAGATTGGATTTAAGACAAGATACGGAATGGCACCAAATCCATTCGCTAAAGGTATCACAGCTGCAAGTTCTACTGCAACTCTTGAAGTTGATACCAATGTCTACTATCGTAGAGTGATTGTTAATAATATAATGTAATTTACCGTCAATAACAAGAATAACAAGAACGGTATTAAAGGCCCTCTCACGAGGGCCTTTTTTTATCGATAAATAGTTGACGGAGGGTTCATGAGTATAGTAGATAGACAACCAACTAATAAAAACTTTCTTGCACCACATGGGTTTAACTTCCAGATAAAAAAGTCACCTCATGTTAACTTTTTCGTGCAGTCAGTAAATTTGCCTACGTTTTCACTAGGTACTGTTGACGTTGAAAACCCATTCATTAAGATACCTTTTCCTGGTGATAAACTTTCATATGGAACTCTAGATGTAACATATAAAGTAGATGAAAATTTAGAAAATTATTTAGAAATTTATAACTGGTTAATAGCTATTGGTTATCCAGATAATTTTGGACAAAGAAGTAATATTGAAAACAAACCCGCTATGTCAGGAGAGGGTGTATATGCTGATTTGACTTTGATTATTCTTAATAGTCAAATGAATCCTAAGTTTGAAGTGATATTTAAAGACGCTTATCCAATCAGTCTTGCAGAGTTACAATTTGATTCTACTGTGACAGATGTTGATTATCTTACCACAACTGTTACATTTGCGTACAGGATTTACACGATCAGCTCGTTGTCTTAGAGTTACATATTTGGTATAGTATCCTCGTTTGGAGGTGCTATGAAACTTGAAGAAATACAATTATTATGGGATCAAGATAGTAAAATAAATCCCGTAGATCTTGCTACAGAAAGCTTGAAAATTCCCGAGCTTCATAACAAATACTACAAGATCTATACACAAGAGCGTTTGTTATTAAACAAATGGGAATTAGAATTCAAGGTTGTTTATAAAGAGAAGTATGAATATTACATGGGTTTTTTGGATGAAGGAACACTCAAAGCAAATGGATGGGAACCATTTGCTTTGAGAGTATTGAAAGCAGATCTTCCAATTTATATGGATAGTGATCAAGATATGTTGAATGCTGCTAAAAAACTTTCATTGCAAAAAGAAAAAATTAACTTTCTTGAATCAGTGATCAAAAATCTTAACAATCGAGGGTTTTTGATTAAGAATGCTATTGACTGGAATAAATTTACTAACGGCGCATGAGTGAAATACTAACCCTTGAAAGACTTAACGATGTGTATATGAGAGTCCATTGTGACTCAGGTACTGCGCTGGAGTTAAATGAATACTTTACGTTTAATGTTCCAGGTGCACGTCATATGCCTATGTTTAAGAACAAGGTTTGGGACGGTAAGATCAGGATGTTCAATGTTGCAGCAAGAACATTGTATATTGGGTTAGTAACGCATGTAGCCAAATTTGCAAATGAGCGTGGCTATGAAATTAATTATGAAGATAGGAACGATTTTGCTACGTTAGATTTTCCATTAGTATCAGCAAAAAAGTTTATCTTAGATTTGAATCTTCCTATCCAACCTCGTGATTATCAGATTGATGCATTTGTTTATGCGATCAGAAATCAACGAGCTTTGATGTTATCACCAACTGCATCTGGCAAATCATTAATCATTTATTTAATTGTTAAGTATCTTAGTTTAAAGACATTGATTGTTGTTCCTACAACTTCACTCGTCCATCAAATGGCATCAGACTTTGTGTCTTATGGTTGTGACGAACACATTCATAAAATTTATGAAGGTCAAGAAAAGAATACAAAAGATAGGATTGTTGTTACTACATGGCAATCAATATACAAACAACCAAAAAGTTGGTTCAATCAGTTTAGTGTACTGATAGGCGACGAAGCTCATTTGTATAAAGCAAAAAGTCTTACAGGGATTTTGACCAAGATGGACCAGTGTCAATTCAAGCTAGGATTCACTGGAACACTTGATGGAACACAAACACATAAGTTGGTACTTGAAGGTTTGTTCGGCGCAGTAAAACATGTTATAACTACAAGTGAATTAATTGAGAAAAAAGTACTTGCTGATTTTAGTATCAAAGCTATAATACTAAGTTATGATAACCAAACTAGATTTAATAATAAGAAACTTGATTACCAAGATGAAATTGATTTCATTATTAACAATAATAAAAGAAACAAATTTATTGTCAATCTTGCTCAGTCGTTGAATGGTAATACATTATTGTTATTTAAAGTGATCAGTCATGGAACTGGTCTATATTCTGAGCTTGCAAAATTGAAAGAAGATGTGTACTATGTTGATGGTACAGTAGGAGGTTTAGACAGGGAGGAGCTGAGATCTGTTGTTGAAACAAAAGACAATGCTATCATTGTAGCTTCTACAGGTACATTTAGTACAGGGATCAATATCAAAAATCTACATAATATTATCTTTGCTGCTCCTAGTAAGTCCAGGGTGAAAACTCTTCAATCGATTGGTCGTGGATTGAGGAAGAGTGATACTAAGACGTCTTCAGTAC